GTCGCGAAAACGCTCCGGAGTGCGCCAAGAGTTCGCACTACGGTGCAAAGCATTGACGGCCGGACGCGAAGTTCCGCTACGCACGGAAGGTCAGCGCGCTTTGATAAAAACGCGCATGAGCGCGAACGCTATCGCGCGAAAAGTTGGCCTTGCGGCAAGCAGCGTAGCGCGATGGCGCAACGGCGAAACAAAGCCGAAGGCCGAAGTGCGCCGAATGCTTTTGACCGAATACGGGATCGCTGTCGAACTCTGGGAAAACAACCTACCCAAAGGTTCAACGATGAAACTTCCCAAGCTCGCTCGCGGAACAAAGACGCCGGCGCAGATCGCGCAAATCGAAAAAGAAAACGCGGAGGCGCGCGCGGCAAGCGAAGAGCATGACGACGTTACGAAGCCAAAGAAGCGCGCAGCCAAACCAAAGAATCCATATCCGGTCGCACCTCCGGACGGCGCTCCGATTATCGAACACATGAGATATTCGCTCAAGTGCGTGCGAGTCGATCTTCGCAAGCCGGATGCAACGGCGTCAGAAAAGTCAAAGTTGCGCGCAGACGAAGCCCGCACATTGAACTACCTCGCGAAGATGGAACGCGAAGAGGAGTTACGCGAAGACAAGTACGTGAAGAACCATCCATACTTCCTAGCGCACTGCGAAAAGATTTTACGTGCGCTAAGACCGTTTCCCAAGGCGTCGAAAGCAGTCGTCAAAGTATTGAAAGAGAAGTGATCCAATGACCGAAAAGACAGACGAACAAAAAGCACAAGACATCATTGATGGGCATCGACACCCGTTCGGCGACGACGGCAACGGCGACGACGGCCCACGCGTATTCCGTGACGACGAAGTGCACGAAGACGACCCGGACCAACGTCCGATCACGTCGATTCTTATCACGCCGCACAGAGGAGACGATGACTCGGGACGCGCGCAACTCGCCAGGCGCGCCTCGAGGTTTCACGATCGGCTACACTGGCGAACGGAGAATGGTGCAAGTGGCAAGCTCGATCGATTGCTCGGACGGCGAATCAAAAACTAAAACATGACGACTTCGACCGCGGAGGAAATCGGAAGGGCGTCCGATACCTCCAAAAAGATAAAGGCCCTGGATACGTTCGACGACATGCTAGCGCGGCTATTGGCTGCGCAAATCCGCGTGACGTCGCGTGTATCCTGGCCTTCGTCGAAGTACGCAAAAGACCCCGTCGCTTTCTTCGTTGAAATCCTAGGCGTAAAACCTTGGGCAAAGCAGATCGAAGTAATCGAGGCGATACGCGATAACCTACGCGTGGCGGTGAAGTCCGGACACAAAGTCAGCAAGTCGCACACGGCTTCCGGCATTGCTCTTTGGTTCTATTGTTCGTTCGCGGATGCTCGCGTGATCATGACGTCCACGACGGCGCGCCAGGTGGATGACATCTTATGGCGCGAAGTGCGCATGATGCGCGCACGCTGCGGACTTTGCTACGACTGCAAAGAGGAAAACAAAGACCGGTTGCCCACCGAAAAGATCACGGTCCCTTGCGAGCATTCGTCATGGATTGACGGGCAGATAGGAGAGATGGCGCGCACCGGATTGAAGTCCGATGACTTTCGCGAGATCAAAGGTTTCACCGCGCGTGAGGCGGAAGCGGTCGCCGGCATTTCGGGCAAGAACCTGCTTTACATTCTGGACGAAGCGAGCGGCATTCGGCAGGAGATTTACGAAGCGATTGAAGGCAACCGCGCGGGCGGCGCGCGTGTCGCATTGTTCTCGAACCCAACGAAGACAACGGGCGAGTTTTACGACGCGTTCAACTCAAAAGATCGCTTCTATTCGACGCACACGATTAGCAGCGAAGACACGCCAAACGTTCGGTATGGCGACGACGATCCACGCGCGATTCCGGGCCTCGCCGGGCGAACGTGGGTCAACGAAAAGAAAGAGGAATGGGGGGAGGACTCCGCGCTTTATAAAGTGCGCGTCAAAGGTGAGTTCGCCGAACTCGAGGAAGGAAAAATCTTTTCCATCCACACGATCGCGGAAGCGGAAGCGCGATGGAAGAACACGCTAGCAAAGGGTCGCCTGCGAATCGGACTAGACCCCGCGGGATCGGGTCCGGCGGGCGACGAAAGCGTATGGTGTCCGCGGCGAGGTCAGCGCGTAGGGTCGTTCATTGCGAAGCGAGGGCAGACCGCCGAAGCGATTTTGATGCATACGCTCGGCATGATCCGCGCGATGAGACTTCCGCGCGAAATCCCCGTCGTCGTGCTGGACCGCGAAGGCATGGTCGGCTCGGAAGTGCACGGAGTTTTCCGTGCGTATTTGGCAACGCGTGACGATCCAGAGTTTGAACTGCTTGTCGTTCGCGCGTCGGACGGCGCGCACAAGGACCCGCTGGTTTACGAACGGCAACGCGATTGCATGGCCAACGAAATCCTAAAGTTCTTCCGCGAGGGCGGCGCCATCCCATCGGACGCAAAGCTAGCGAAGGAGTTGCACGCGTTCGAATGGATTGAAAACGAACGAAAGTCGCGCGTGAAGATCACTTCAAAGAAGGATATTCGAAAGGAGTTGGGGCGTTCGCCGGACCGTTACGACGCGCTTGCGCTTGCCGTTTGGCAACCGGACAACGAAGGCGACGGGCAGTCGTCGCGGAAAACCACTTATGAAGATCCCGCGCCTCCGGTGCACATTGATCCGTACTCCGAAGGAATCGACCCGTACGCGTAGCGTTGTGCGAAAGCTTGCCGGCGTGGCATACTTCGGGCTATAGGGCGGTTAGGCATGCGAGGGGTAGACGCGATGAATGGTGGGCTTACGAGATAGGATAGCAGCGCTTCTAGGCGTTTCAGCATTCCAGAACTCCCGGATAGCCACGTCGGTTGCTCCGAAGGAATCGACGATCGCGCAAATCCGCGAGGCGAACGGCGGCCATCTTTCGATCGTCCCGAGTTCGAAAACGCGTTGGTATCCGAAGGATCTAGAATCCGCGGAGTACGCCACGGACGTTGGAAACCTTGCTCCGGCCGCGCGCATCATGCGCGCCGCTCGTAAGGACGGCGTTTACTCCGGAGTGCTCTCGACGCGCACCGGCGGACTTGTGCGGCTTCCTATTCGCTTCCGCGGCAACCCTGAAATCATCGAGCCACTAAAGCGCGGCAACGATGAAACGCGCGGCATCTTTGAAGAGATGTTCCCCGCCGCGGAACTCGCATTACTCGCCGCCGACGGTTTGGAACTTGGCGTCGGAGTTGCCGAAATGGTGCCCGTAAAAGGTCGCGAGTATCCCTTGATGGTGAGACTCGATCCGGAGTTCCTTAGCTACCGGTGGAACGAAAACCAGTGGTACTACAGAAGCATCGCGGGAATGCTTCCGATTACCCCGGGCGATGGTAAGTGGATCTTGCACATGCCCGGCGGACGCGTGTCGCCGTGGTCACATGGACTTTGGCGCGCCATCGCTCGCGCGTACGTTCGAAAAGAACATGCGCTGATGCACGCTGACAACTGGATGGCGAAGCTCGCGAACTCCGCGCGAGTGGCGTACTCGCCCCAGGGGGCAAGCGAAACGCAGAAAGCGACATGGTTTCAGCAAGTCATGTCATGGGGACAAAATACGGTGTTCGGCTTGACGCCGGGATACGAGGTCAAAGTCCTCGAGTCCAACGGCCGCGGGTACGAAGCGTTTCGCCAGGCTATCGAAGATCAAAACAATGAGTTCGTGATCGCGGTTGCGGGACAGAGCGTAACGACGGACGGCGGAACGGGCTTTTCAAATCAAGACGTTCACAAGTCGATCCGCGCCGACTTGATCAAAGAGACGGCCGACGGGCTGGCGCACACGATCAACACGCAGGGCTTGCCACAGTGGGTCATAGACAACCATGGCGAAGAGTCGCTTTCACCAGGCGTGACGATTGAATGGGACGTGACGCCGCCGCAAGATCAGGCGGCGGAAGCGGGGGCGCTCGCAACGACTGCGCAAGCTATGAAGCAACTCACGTCGGCGCTTGCAACGCACGGAATGAAACTCGACGCGAAGGCAATCGCGATCGGGTTCGGGATCCCCGTAATCGATTCCGAAGGCGACGGCGAAGCGATGCTTTTTGAAGTGTCACTTAGCGAAGCGTTAGACCTTGCGAACGGTGTTGGACTTCGGCCGACGGCGGCGGCGGTGCGCGCCATCGTAGAGAACGCCGGCATAGAGTTGGAAGACCAGCCGGAGGGCGAGTCCGCGCCTAGAGCTCTGGAGCTGGCGCCCACGGACGTAGCGAAGTTTGTGAAGGTTATTGAGGGCCGTGCGTCGCAAGGCTTGCCACCGTTCGGTGACGAACGCGATGGCATGACGATCTTCGAACTGGCCGCGATGACGAACGCTGATGCGGACGTAGAAGTCGCGGAAGGCGAGGCGGAAGCGGACGCGGACGCGTCGATCGAAGTGACAGACGCAACAAGCGAACCGGCCCAACCGGTAGATAAGGCGACGACGTGAGCGTGCTACGAAAGCAAAGATTCGCGCCGCACGGGATGCTTGCGGTTCAACCCAAAGCATTCGGCGGACTCTTCGACGAAGTGCAACCAACGCCCGCCGAAGTGGACGCGGTAACGGCCGTGGGAATCATTCCGATTCGCGGCCCACTTATGCATCACCGCGAGTATTTCTTTGACTCGTATGAGTCGATCCTTTCGCGAACTGATCAAGCAATCAAAGACGGAGCGCGAATGATCGTGCTCGACATTGACTCGCCGGGCGGACTTGTCGGCGGGTGTTTCGATTGCGCGAGCCAACTTCGGACCATGTGCAAAGCGTCGGGTGTCGAACTCCGCGCCCAAGTGGTGGGACACGCAACGTCGGCCGCGTACGCGCTCGCTTCGGCGGCGTCTTTCATCGGCGTGTCCGCTTCGGCGATGCTTGGTTCCATCGGCGTTATCGACACCATGATTGACGTGTCGGCGCAAAACGAAGCGATGGGGATCAACATACAGCTAGTAACAAGCGGAGCGCGCAAAGCAGACTTGAATCCGAACTCCGGCATTACGGAAGCGGCGCTCGCGGCAACAAAGGGACGCGTCGATGAACTGGCGTCCATGTTCTTCGCGCTCGTTTTTGAAAACGGGTGGGGCAAAAGCATCGAAGACATCGAAGGGCTGCAGGCTGCAATATTGACCGGCGAACAAGCGGTCACACTTCAGCTTGCAAGCAAGGTTTGCACCCTTGCGGAAACGATCGCATTCGACGCACAACGCGCCGAAGCGAAGGCAACGGAAACGGAAAAGGAAAACACAATGGCAACACCAATGGAAGACGCCGTCGCATCGCTTCGAAGCGCAGCGGAAGGCGACGACGAAGAGCAAGCGAAGAAAGCAAAGGCCGCGCTCAAAGCAATGGGCGAGGACACCGACGACAAGGCCGAAGAGCCCGACGACGAAAAGAAGGAAGCCAAGGCCGAAGAGCCCGACGACGAAAAGAAGGAAGCCAAGGCCGAAGAGCCCGACGACGAAAAGAAAGAGGAAGCTTCGGCCATGGCGGTAGCTACCGCCGCACTCGCCGCGGTTCACACTTTCCAGGCAAACGCCGCCGCCGAAAAGCTTTCCGCGGAACGCTCGGAACTTATTGCAAGTCGCGCGGACTTCGCTCCGGAGATGGTCAAGGTTCTTGCGTCCGCGAGCACTCCAATCGAAACGGTTCGCGACATGTGCAAGAACCTTCCGAAGGGGCCAACACGAACCGATCGCGTTGCCGCAGCTGCAACCGTCATGGGGACGCGCGGCGGTGGCCAGGGCGAAGAGGGTCCGCGACTTGCGCCGGACGCGAAGGCAATCCTCGATCGCCAAATGGGGATCACAAAGATGACGACGGAAGTCGTCAAAGACCCGTTCAAGCTCACGCTTGGCGCGCGGCGTCCAGTGAACACAAACGGAGGAAAGTAAGATGGCACAACGAATGACGCGGAGCATGGCGTGGGAGTATTTCGAGCACCCGCTTACCGACGCGCAAACCGGAGAAAAGGGCGAGTTGGTTTGTATCGACACGGCCACCGGCTTGCTTTTTATGAGCGCAGCGGGGACGGCAACGCTTCGGCCGATCGGAACGCTGGACAACGGAAACGGGATCACAACCGGCGACGGCGTGACGAAAGTTCGCGTCAAGCTCTTCCGCGAAATCTGGGTTCACTGGTTTGCGAATGACGCGGCCGGCACGCCCGTTGTCGCCGCCGACGTCGGAAGCCTTTGCTACTTGTTCGACAAACGAACGGTCACGGGAGCTTCCGCAGGAAACTCCACGGCCGGCCGTGTGTGGGGCATTCATCCTCTGTACGGCGTTGGCGTCGAAATGCTTGGATTCTTCGCGCAATAGCGTTGATCTGAAAGGAACGGAAAAGAAATGGCTCAGATCACACCAGAGTTTTTGTTCGACCTTGAATCGAACATGCAGATCATTACGGCGAATGAGTACCAACGGTTGCTTAGCAACCTTTGGTACCCGCGCGTCATGAAGACAATGGAAAGCAAGTCAAAAAAGGAACGCCTTTTTTGGTCGCTGGACACCGCGAAGATTGAACGCCCGAACGCCAGCCATGGCGGCGGTCAAGCGATCTTCGAAGACTTGGTCATGCAAACGACCGAGTACGAAAACGAAAACGCCGTCGTTGGCTTGGAGCTCAAGAAAGAGCAGCTTGAAGATCTTGACGGCAACGGCGTTTCGCTCGCGACGGACTGGTCTCGCCAGGTCGGGGCACAGGCGGCGTATTGGCCACAGAAGATTTGTGCGGCGGTCATTCGTGACAACGGCACGACGTATGACGGTTTGCCGTTCTTCTCGCCGATCGGCGCGCCGCATCCGGTGAATCCGTTCAACCCGGACGCGGGAAGTTTTGCAAACGACTTCACGGGCGCCGCGGTTGGCATCTACCCCGGCGCGGTTCCGGTTGACGCTTCCGTGACGATTGATGTTGCGCTGGAGAACTTGAACGCCGTCAAGGCTTACGTTGCGTCCATCGTGATGCCAAATGGCGAAGACCCTAGGTTTCTAGTGGTCAACGCGATCTTGCATCCGCCCGCTTTGACGGCGCGAATGCAGCAACTCACAAACGCCAAGTTCATCGCGCAAGCGGCGGCGGCGGGCGGCGGCTCCGGCGATGTCGATGCAGTGATCCGAAACTTTGGTTTCGGCGAGCCCATCGAAGCACCGGAGCTTGGCAGCGCATTCGGCGGAAGTGACACCACGTATTACGTGCTCGCACAAGAGATCACGTCCGATCAGTTGGGCGCGATCATCTTCATGGAGCGCGAGGCGTTTTCGGTTCTCTTCCATGGTCCCCAGACGGACGCGCAACTTGCGCGTATTCGAAAGTTCCAGTGGACGATGGAAGGACGAAACACGGCGAACCCGGGGCACCCTTACCTCATGTTCCGGTGTCAGAGCACATAGGTTGCCCGCCAAAAGTAGCACCCCCATATGCTACTTGGATCAGGCCGCGTCCCTAACAAGGGGCGCGGCTTTGGCGGTGAAAGCCTATGGCCATTTATCTAGATTACGACGGGTTTGTGCTTCGCACGGTGTTGCCTGAAACATCCGTTGACGACGTTGAAAAGCGTTCGCCCGGATGGGTCGACGGCCAGCTTGAAACGTGGGCGCGATGGTTGGACGCGCGTTTGCGAAAACGATACTCGACGCCGTTCGCGGCATTCGGCGACGATCCACCGACGCCGCCAACTATTCAGCTTTGGCTTACGAGAATCGTTACGTGGCGCGTGATGCTTCGGCGCGGGGTTGACCCCAGCGATTTGCAAACGGAGACGATCAAAGACGACCACGACGGCGCGCTAGACGAAGTCCTCGAGGCGGCGAATAGCCAAGACGGATGGTTTGATTTGCCAACGCGCACGGACGCGAACGGAAGCGAGATCAACCAAGGCGGAACGATGTCCTATTCAGAGCAATCGCCTTACGTGTGGACGGATCAGCAATACCAGACCGGCCGCGAAGAGGACAGCAACGGGACCGGATCCGGTGGCTAAGAACAAAAACAAAAAGGGATTCGATGATCTGAGCGCGCACATTGAAAAGGTGCGTGGCCTTGCCACGTTGCCGGGCCGTGCTGGCCCTGTGCTGCGCAAAGTCGTGGGCGACGACGCAAAGGCCAACGCACGCAAGGGAATCGATCCTGAGGGCACACGGTGGCGAAAGAGCAAGAAAGGCGCGGCCGTTTTGAAGAACGCGGCAAGCTCGATTTCTACTAGCTTTTCTCGCGGCGTGATCTTGCTAACGGTCAAGGGTCGGCATGCAAGGCACCACCTAGGATTCATTCGCGGAACGGGCACGGTGAAGGAGCGGGCACGGCGCGTGATCCCCGTCGATGAAATCCCAACGACGACGGCGAAAGCAATGAAGCGCGCGACGCTTGACCTTTTCAAAAAGGACATGAAGTGAGCGACCGCGTAATATGCTTGGCGTTGCCCACATTGTTTGACGCCGTCGTCGCTCGCTTCGAACTTGAAGGAACGGACGCGCCTCAAACGTTCGGATGGCGCACGCCGTTCCGGCACAAAGAAAGCACGTCGCGGATCGCTTGGGTTCCGGGCTCGCCGTCCGGAGCTCTGGGCGATGTTGACGCGGCTTCAAAGACTGGCGACCGCGAAAGCTATCGCTCACTCGCAACCCTTCGCGAGCTATTCACCGTTTACATAGAGTCCGAAGATCCACAGTTTCCAGAAAACGAACGCGCTCAATACCAGGCGACGCGACTTCTTTTTGACGCATGGGTCCGCGCCGTTTACCTGGCCGCTCGCGGGACTTTCGAAATCGAATCTTCGGATTGGAACATTGAAAAAAACGAGAGACGAAACGGCGCGGAACTGATCGTCGTCTGCTCTATTGACGCCGTCATTCCTGACGCGCCTTACACGGTTGTTGATCCACCACTTGAAGCGAACATCGCAACAAGCACAGACGACGTAACCGAATCCACTGTTACCACGACCGCACCCTAGGAGAAAAAAGATGTCCCAACCAAATGTAGAAATCACGGAACTTGACGGATCGCTAGGCATCTTGCCCACGACTTCGGGCCGGTTGCTTGCTGTCGCTGGCGTTTCGTCACAGGGACCGGTGGACACGCCGGCCGCGTTTGCACGCGTCATCGATTTGATCGCTTCGTTTGGAACCGGTCCCGCGGTAGAAGCAGCGGCGATCATGATCGAGCGATTCGGCAAGCCGGTGTTGTTCACGCGCACCGGGCAGACCACGGCGGGAACTTTCCCCGCGGGCACTGTTACGGTGCAGCCGGGAACGGGAACATGCGTTGCTGTCGTTGACGCCGTGGGGACTGCGCCATGGGACGATTACGAGTTCGCGATCCTCGTGACCGCCGGCGGAACGATCGGAACTCCGGGGATTACTTTTCAGTGGTCGTTAGACAACGGGCGCACGTTGTCACCAGTCACGGCGCTGGGCGCTGCAACGTCGTTTGTGTTTCCGGAGTCCGGCGGCGTACAGGTCGACTTTGGGGCGGGCACCCTTGTGCTTGGCGACACCATCACTTTTCGCGGCAGCGCGCCTAAGTGGAACACTACGGAAATGGGGACCGCGCTTGACGCGCTCTTCGCTTCCGGCGTTGCGTGGGAAAACGCGGAGATCGTCGGCGATCTTGAGCCCGCCGATATGGTGCTAGTTGATTCGAAGTTCAGCGCGGGACTGACTCGCGGCAAGTACAAAGGATGGATCGGAAGCGTTCGAATGGAGAACATTGGCGAAACTCCGGCGGCCTATTCGGCATCGTTGGACGCGGCATGGGGAGCAAGCGCTAGCGTGTACGGCGAAGTATGCGCCGCGGCGGCGCGTACCCTTTCGTCAGTGTCTGGACGGCAGTATCGTCGCCCCGTCGCGTTTACCGTCGCCCCTCGAGAGCAGAGCGTAAGCGAAGAAATCAACATCGCGGATACGAACCTTGGCTCGCTTCCGGGCGTTTCGATTCGAGACAGTAACGGAAACGCCGTTGAACATGACGAGTCGATCAACGGCGGGCTTGACGATCTTCGTTTCACGGTGCTTCGAACGTTCGACGAACTCCAAGGCGTTTACGTCAACCGACCCCGCGTCTTTTCCGCGGCCGGTTCGGACTTCGATATTTTCCCAAAGCGTCGCGTGATGAATATCGCGCATGCCGCTTTGCGAAACTACTTCGTGCGACGACTGAGCAAGGCTGTCCGCGTCGATCTAGAAACCGGGTTTATCCTGGAATCAGACGCTTTGGAAATCGAAACGGGCGCACGTCGCGCGATGGCGTCGGCGTTGCTCGCAAAGCCGAAGGCGTCCGGTATTCAGTTCACGCTATCCCGAACCGACAACATCCTTTCGACAAAGACGCTTACAGGAAACGCGCGCGTGATCCCGCTCGCTTACCCTGAAAAGTTTGAAATCGACGTCGGTTTTCTAAACCCTGCTTTGCAGGTTCTGGCCGCGTAGCACCGAAACGAAAAGCAGGAGTAAAACATGGCAGACGAAATCAGAGTAAACGGCAACCTCCTATCGTGGGGGTCCATCGAAGCGAAGTTTGATGGCGAAAGGTTCTACGGCTTTTCATCCATCGGATACGCCGACTCGCGCGAGCGCGTCAAGGCGTGGGGCATGGGTCGAAGCCAAGCCCCTCGAGGGCGGTCGCGCGGAAAGTATTCCACCGAACCGGTTACGTTGACCGGAACAAAGTCAACGATTCAAGAGCTACGGAAAGGGCTTGCGGATGCGGGTGATGGGACGTCATACGGAGACACGGTGTTTCAGCTTGTCGTGCAATACGTGGAACCCGGCGGCGACCCGATCACGGTTGAACTTCAAGATTGCGTATGGGTCAAAAACGTGACTTCCGAAGAGGAGGGGCCAGACGCTTTGACGGAAGACATCGAGCTAGATTGCATGCGAATCCTTCGCAACGGCCTTACGCTCTTTGACGCGAACGAAGGCTAAGTCAGAAACAAAAAAACAAACGGAAAGCAAGGGGCACTATGAACAACGAAAACAAAGAGAACAAAGACAACGAAGACACAACGCTAGCAACGGTAGAGACTCAAGAAGTCATTGATCTTCGAAAGAGACTCGCCGTTGCACGCGAGCGCAAACGGGTCGCGGAAGCCGCGCGAGATGACGCGGAAGCAAAGGCCGCCTTGCGCAAAAGCGTCGAAGCGGAAGAAATAGAAGCGGCAGACATCGAGGCGATGCGCGCCGCCGAAGCGGAGCACGGAGCCGATCGAGTGGCATTTGTTCGAACGTCTCTCGGGTGCGTGATTCTAAGCGCGCCGAATCACATCATTTACAAACGGTTTCGCGACAACGAATCAACGAAGACGGCGGACCTTGAGAAGTTGGTTCGCAGGTCTCTGGTGTATCCCGACGTGAACAAGTTCGATCGCATGCTTGAAGCGTTGCCGGCCATTCTGGACCGTTCGGCAAACAAGATCGTAGAACTCGCCGGTTTCAACGCAAAGGAGTCCGCGGGAAAATCCTAGCGCTAAGAAGGTCAGCAAAGAAAGACGCCGGCGTATGGGCGTCTTGCTTGCTGGCCACGCTTGGCGGAGATCGAGAACACGAAACGGAATCAGACTACAACCGCGCGTACGCGGGGGCTATGCTTCTAGCGGACGCATTGCACGATTTGAGACTAGTTCGAATAGCGCTGACAAAGAAAAGTTAGAGGGTTCAAAGTGGCCGACGAAAAAGCAACATTTGCAATCGAGCTTGAAGATGAAACTTCGGGCTCGGCACTGGCCGCGGCAAAGTCCCTGGAGACACTTCGCGGAAAAATCGAAGCGGACACGAAGTCATTGCGCGCACTCCAAAAGGGAATGCGCGCAATGCGCAATGCGGGTTTGAAGGGTTCTGACACGTTCAAAAAACTCGCCGCGCAGTCCGACGCGCTCAAGTCTAAGATCGGATTGAATACTCAAAAGTTCGTAGAACTTGGCGGGAGTTTTGACAAGATAGAGCCGAAGGCGCGGACGCTAGGCGGCGCACTTACTGAGGTAGGTGCGCCGCTTGGCGGGCTCGCCGCCGGCGCCGCGAAGTTTGGCGCCGTTCTCTCTTCGCCCATCGCCGGCGTTGTGGCATTGACCGCCGGAGCTATCGCGCTTGTCGTTGCGATGGTCTCGCTCGTTTCCGCGGTAGCGAACGCGGCCGTTGCGCTGGGTAAGTTTAGCCTAGCATCGAGTGATGCACGTCGTTCGGAAGCGTTGCAGATCGAAGGCGCGAATACGTTGACCGCGGCGTACGGACGGTTGACGGCAACGGCCGGTGATTACCAGGCGGCGATCGATCGCGCTTCGGACTCGACGAACGTGGGCCGCGATACGCTTCGCGGATACACGCAACAACTCGCGCGCGCCGGACTACGCGGCGAGTCGCTAACCGCGGCCGTCGAAGCAATGGGACTTGCCGCGACGGTCCAGGGTGAGCGCGGCGCCCGGCGATTCTTGCAGCTCGCAAACGCAACGCGAGCCGCGGACGGAAGCGTGCAAGGTCTAGTTGACCGTTACCGTAGCGAACTTGGACCGATCGCGCGCCGCGTGATGCTTTCGCTAGACAACCAGTCGTCGCGATTGTCTCGAAACTTAGAACGTCTTTTTAGTGGTATCCGAACTGAGCCGATGCTTGAAGCGCTCGATTCGGTGGGGTCGCTTTTGTCTCAGTCCACCGCTTCGGGCCGCGCGCTCAAAACTCTTTTCGAAAAGCTCTTCCAGCCCATCGTTGATCAAGTCGGCGAAGCTACGCCGATCATTGAAGCATTTTTCAAAGGCATGGTTATCGGCGCGCTTATCGCGGGCATTGGCATCTTGCGCTTGAAGAACAAACTTGACGACTTGTTCCCCGGATTCATCGGCGACGCGAACGCCGCGAAGATTGCAACGTACGCAGGCATTGCCGCGCTGGGCATATTCGTCGGCGTGCTTGTACTCGCCGCCGGCGCCGCGCTTCTTTTAGCGTTCGCGATGTTCCTAGTTTTGCTTCCGTTCATCGCGTTCATTGCGCTAGTCGTTTTGATCTCCGCGGCCATCATCGAACTAATCGACGGCATCGGGGAGGCGTTCGAATCTATCGGAAGTTTTGTGGGCGATATGGTGGATGGGATCGTCAACGCCATCACCGGCGAAACGCCACGCGTAGAAGCTGCTTTCGGAAAACTTGGAGACGATGCGGCGAAGGGATTCGCAGGAGCACTAGGCATTGCTTCGCCGTCCAAGGTTTTCGCGGCGTACGGAAAGAACATTATCGAAGGAACGATCAACGGCATTGAATCCGGAGGCGCGGCGCTAGGCGATGCGACGTCAAGCCTAGTGGATGAACCCGCCGGCGTCGGCCTTGGCGGAAGCACTTCTATTTCAATAGGAGACATCACCGTGGTGGTTGGCGACGAAGCAAGCGGCCGTGACATCGCCTTGTCCATTCGCGACGAACTGGCGTCGGTTTTAGAAGGCGTAAACATTGAGTTCGGGGAGCCCGTAACATGAGTTTTGATCCCATCACCTCACCGATCGACCACATACTTTTGATGAATCAAAAGTCTCCGGGGCTCGCCGTAGTTTCCAACGTGTCGTCGTTTCGACGTTGGGACGAACGGAAGGGATACGCGCTGAGTGGTGGACGCTTGCGCTATCGCGGGATCGGCATCGCGCGACCCCACGTAACGATTCGGTTGTTTACTGCCGAAGATTTTGCGGCGTGGGATACATTTCGCATTCTCGTTCAACGCGAACCCGTGGGCCAGCGAGCGAATAGAGCCATGGACATTTGGCACCCGATTCTAGAGGACGCGGGTATTTCAAAAGTCGTCGTCGAAGACGTTATGCAGCCGAAGCAAACGGCGGACGGCGAATGGACTCTCGTGATCAAGTTCATCGAGTACCGTCCGCCGGTGCCTCGTTTCGGCACGATTGAATCCAGCGCAGAGCGACCGCCGGATCAGCAAGACCAGGCTATTGAAAACCTGCAAGCGATCATTGAAAACAACGGCGTCGGAAACATTACCGAAGCGCTCGCGCCGATCTTCTCTTCCGCCGCGAGCATCATTCCGTGACCACGTCATATGCAAACGTCGACGGGGAGTATTTGATCGAGGGGAAGCTACACATTCCAAACGTTGGGCCATGGTGGGCGGACGTAGTTTTCCAAGCGTCACCGGAGTTCGCGGACTCGCAACGCGTAACGCTCAACCTTGGTGGGCTCGAGCTTTCGGGAACGGTCGACCCGAATCAAAACGGAACGTTCGGAACTCAGCGACGAATGCGGATCGTGGCGGGCGCGAATGGCTGGGCGAAGTTCGTAACGCCGCAGCACTATCACAACGACGCCGGTGTACTCGCGCGAACGATTGCGCAGGACGCGGCGCGCTTGGCTGGCGAAACGTTGGGCGCGTTTGCCCCCGCTGCGGAAAAGGTGGGGATCGATTACGTAAGGCAATCCGCGCCGGCGGTCCGGACTTTGGAAGACGTCATTGGTGGTGAAGTGTGGTGGGTGAACGCGGCGGGGGAAACCGTCGTGGGTGAGCGAACCACGTCCGAAGTTTCAGACGCCTCATATGAGGTGCTTGAATATTCACCGGCCGAAAAGCTCGCTACGATGACTGTCGACGATCTGACAACCATCGGAATCGGCTCGATCTTCACAAACGGCCTAGACGCTCCTCTAACGGCCTTTCAGATCGAAGTGGTCATATCGCCGGAGCGAGCCCGTGTGATGGTCTGGGGAGGCGGTACAGCTAAGGGACGGGGGCGCCTGGCCGCGAACTTCGAAGCGCTGGTTACGTCGGTGCTTCGCCGGCGGCTTTTCGGCAAGTATAGCTATCGCGTTATCGAGATGAGCGGTAACCGAGTAAAACTCCAAGCGGTGGCCGCGAATCTAGGGCTTCCGGATCTTTCGCCGGTGTCCATGAAACCCGGCGTAGCGGGCGCGTGGGCGTCTCTAGTAGGCGGTTCTATCGTCGTGGTGGAGTTCCTAAACGGGGATCGAACGATGCCCATGATCACCGCCTTCGCGGGCAAAGACGAAGGCGCGCACGCTCCGGAGTCTTTGGAGCTTTCAGTGGTCACCACCTTGCGACTTGGCGGACCGGGCGCGAGCGATGCGGTTGCCCTTGCGCCGACGATCGATTCCCAGTTTGACGATATCAACGTGGCGCTAGATGCGCTCGCCGTCGCGACGCCTGGCACTTCCGACGGTGGCCTAGCGCTGCAAACCGCATTCAAAGCAGCATGGGGCACAGGGATGACTCCTAAGCCAGCGTCGAACGTCGGCGCGTCGAAAGTGATGGCAGAATGAGCGCCGAAGTAAAAGCACAGATCGCCGCGGAGCTTGCCGCGATCGTTCAGATTCAAGACTTCCCAACGGAACCGTTTGGTTACGGTTCTGACATTTCGTGTGCGCGGGATCTCGACCCGTCGATGGCGGAAACGAACGGATTCACAACGCTGGCGCTCGCGCAATACATCGTGCGACGACTCGACACGCCGCGCGGAACTTTGCCGGACGACAAAGACTGGGGAATCTCCGTAACGTCGTATCTCAACAAAGGGTCAACGGCTCAAGACCTTTTGAGCATTGCCGGGCAGGTTCGCGCGGAGCTTTCGCAGGACGACCGGATCGACACGTTGACGGTACAAGTCACGTCAGACGACACGGGAAAAACTCTACGGCTTTCGATTCTGGTCACTCCCGTCGCGGCGGGGCTTGGCCCGTTCACACTCACGCTAAACGCATCGGATAGCGGACTACTCCTAGAAGACATACAGGCGGCGGCATAATGGCAACACTTGAAGAACTCACAACGCCGCTTACGTCGGCCGAAATCAAAGCGAATATTTACGCAGCGATTGAAGCCTTTGGCGCGAAAACCACGTCGTGGAAACCGGGCGCCGTCGCGCGCACGATCATCGCCGCAAACTCTATCGTGCTTTCGGCGTTCTCGACGTTGCAACAACGTCTTGCGCAATCCGGATTCTTAGAACTCGCGACGGGCCAATGGCTCACGATCGTGGCGAAAGAAGTCTACAACGTCACTCGCGACGACGGCTCGTTCGCGGCCGGCGACGTCACGCTAACCAACACCGCCGGCCGCGTGTACCCGATGGGGATCGGCGACGTCATCGATTTGAACACGACGACCACCAAGACGTACCGCAACACCGAAGCGCTTACACTTGCCAGCTTCGGAACGGGAAATGTCAACCTTGT